GGAATAGTTAAAAAAAAAAGACTCTCCCCCCCCCCTGGGTGTGGGGGGGGGGCGAATACTTTTGCTGTTTTACGGCTGCTGCGGAGCATCCGGGGTGGAAGTCTTAGGGTAGTCTTCAGCAGGTACTACCCACCCGATACCGGGGATGTAAACTTCATCCTTCGAGCGCTGGCCGGGCGGGTTAGACTCGAACCGGGTAGCGTCCACGTCTTCATGCTTAGGCTGTTCAGCGGGGGTAAGTGCAGAGAGCTTACCGCTGTTGCGGTACTCTTCGAAAGCTGCACGAGAGCCGCCCGCCTCGACGGGTGCAGGCTCATTCTTGGAATCTCCTACCACACCACGGGCGGCGGCTTCCATCGCATCGGAGAAGGTCAGCTTATCGCCGGGTGACTGTCGCCCGCCAATGAGCGCGCCTATTGCAGAAAGCAGGATAAAGAGAGTGTTCTTGATTTCTTCAGGCAAACGAATGTCTGCCAACTCAAGGCCATACGCGATAAGAACAACGATGCTTGATGCAATAGCGGTACCGATGGTTGCGCCCTTGGTTACGCCGCCTACATAACGGGTTTCGTTCATTAGTTTACCTCTGCTTTCAGATTGGTCTTTGCTAGGGTCTCTTCGAGAGCTGCTGCCACGATTGCCTTCAGGTCTTCACCCGATGCATTGACAATAGCGGTACCACCCTCTGCTGCGGGGCGGGCGTGAATCTCGTCCACCTTTGCCCGCAATTCCTGAAACTCACGGTTTAGCTGTCCCTGATTAGAGACACCCTGAATACCATAAGCCCAAGATTCAGCTGCACGAGCTGAGTTTCGCATCCAGTTAGCGAGTGTCGAATCGCGGTTGATGCCATCGCGGCCAGGCTGCGAATAACTGATAACGTAGTCGAGCTTATCGTTCAAGCTCTTCAGCTGATCGTTCAGCTTGTTAAACTGTGCTTCAGACAAGTCAAAGTCTCCATTCTGAATAGAATTGCTAATTTCTTGCGCGGTATTGGCGATTCCCTGGAACACCTTCAGAGCGCGGTTGTAAATGTCTGTCTTAGAATAGGTTCCAGGGCATTCCGTTGCGAACCATTCCCGATGCTCTGTCAAAGGCAAAATGCCGTAAGTCTTCCAACAATCGGCGACACGCTCTGCCACAGTCTGCAAATCCCCCGCGCTCATGCGAGGGTTGCACTCGAACGTAATTGACTGTGCGTTGCCTTTGGCGTTGCCGTTTGCCCATGCAGCGGCGGAATGATCAACAATCACGCCTACAATGCCATCCGAAATAACCTCATGCGCCGATGTACTCACCGATGGGCTATCACAGAAGAACGACATGACCTGCTCCCAGGTCTGCTGCCACTCAGGCTTACCCCACCAATGCAGAGTAATATTCGTGATCGTGCGGGGATACCCGAATGTTGCCTGCACACGGTTACCCGGCGTGAAATTCTTAGCATCACGATTTGTCACGAGCTGATATGACAAAGGCGAACCTCCTTTCTAATCATCTTCAGAAAACCAAACACACAGCGAGCGCGGTTAGGTGGTGCTGTTGTGTGTTTGGTTTTTGGTTGCGTTTCCGAAAGGCCGGCTTTCCGTTTGGTTGCGTTTCCGAAAGGCCGGCTTTCCGTTTGGTTGCGTTATTGGATGGGCGGCCCTTTGTTTGGGTCTGCCCCTTCGTGTTGGCCTGGTACGGGGATTTCTTGTGACCATTGAAGTATGGCTTGGATGTAGCCGTCTAGGGCGGCGGGGATTGGCGGGGCGGGCGGGGGTTGTCGCTGGTTGATGTGCGACGTTAGTAAGACAAGGTGTGACATGGCCATCGAGAGAGCGAGGCGGGCGCGATCTTGTTTGAGGTATGCTTCTGATTGGATTGCCCGTGTGTCTCGCTCCATCTTTTTTGCGGCTTCTTCCATCTTTTCGATGCGGGCGTATAGTTCGTTATTTTGGCCTCGTAGTGAGTTTAGGCTTTCGATGGTGCTGTCGAGTTTTGCTTTTGCTTTGCCTGCGGTGGTTTCCTCATGTTTGCCGAACCATGAGAAGAAGGCGGTTAGCATGGTTCCTAGCAATGCGCCGATGATGCCGTATAGTGCTTCAGGTGTGTTGAGCGGTGGGAGATTCGTTTTCTGTTCACCTCCTTATGCTTCTAGTCGTTTGATGGCTTGAGTGATTGTGTCTGCGAATGCTTCGCGTGCAGCACCTATCGGGTGGGTTAGTGTACCGGTGGTTTCCATGACTGTTACGCCTTTTTGTGCCCAAAAGCCGGGTTCGTTTTCCCATCCATCGCCGCCGAAATATTCGGGGTGTACGGTTCTGAAGTCTGCGAATACATCCGCGCCTAGTGAAGCTAGGTTTGCACTGTCGCGGCAATATGCATCGAATGCAAGCATGTTCTGGTTTGCGGTTTTTACGATGGTTTCCCCATCGGGTGAAGTTTTCCCATCGGAGGGGATGGAACCACAGAGAACGACTTTATCGAAGCCTTTACCGTATTTTTCTTTGACGATTAGGTTTGCTGCTGCAATGTAGCGGCGGGTGAGTTCGATTAGTTTTGCGGTAGACCAGGGCGCGCCGGGTTTCTCGAACGTCTGGTTCCTGGTTTCACCGCATACCAGAATGTTTTTCTTATTGGGGTTGAAGTGTGGCAGGATTTTTGAGACAGTCTCAATCATGACTGCCCATGAGATGCCCGCGATGGCGACGTTTGCGGCGGTTATGTTCTTCTCAGATATGAGGGTCGCAAAGTTGCCTATCTTCTGGATTCCGTTGTAGCCCCATTCCGCATAGTATGAGTTCGCATCAACGATTAGGTTTGCGCCGTCGAGACTGAATTTCTGTTGCGGTTCTTCAGCGGCGGATTGGATGATGCGCGGCTGTGTCAGTGGAAGAAGTAGAGCGTGACTCATGGTTTATCCTTTCCCGGCCATTTGGCGGATGGTAAGGTTTCTCCAACGCCAACCGTATATTTCCACCGTATCGTTCGCACCGTATTTGTTCATCCAACAACGGAATGCGCAAATGGGTTCACGGGTGTTGTCTTGACGGATAACAGAATAGCGTACAACGCCGTCGAGGCGGCGCAATTCGATACCCTTATCGCCTTCCTTCACGGGTACTTCTGCTGCCCCGTAGTGTGCCATGTACGCGCCTGAGGTTCCAGGGGTGCTTGAAGATAAGGCCCATATTTTCTTACCGGCGGATTCTTTGACTACTACCGTGGCTTTCGATGCGCCTATGCCCTGCTCCCAGCCGGTGCTTATCGTGTCCTTGTTCTCGATATGGCCTTCACCATCGAAATAGACAATCACGGCGGCCCCGTCTTTCGACAGGGAGCCGTTGAGGGTTTGCAGCTTTTGATTTCCCATTTTCACACGGCTAGGGTCGCCCTCAGTAAATTCTTCACCATTCACAGAGTTATGGGCATACTCGAAAGCTACAGCCTTACCGGTTTTATCCTTGAAAGCTGTTCTCATGGGGAATCCGCCGTTAGCGGTGGGTAGAAAAAACGCCTTGAGAACTTTAGCTTCCTGGCCTTTCACCCATCCGCCATGAGAGGCGACGTAGCTTAGCTCTGAGAGCGGCATTTCAGTTTCGCTATCTGCGGCTTGGTAGCGCGAGTAAGACCATGCCGATTTACCGGCGGGGTTCACAGCTCGCACCTGATAGATGCCACGCATACCCGCCGCTGCTTCAAACTCATACGAGGTTCCTGTGACACTCACAGGGTTAGCGCCGTCTATAGAGACTTCATAGCTTGTTGCGCCTGGCACTGCCTGCCAGGTTGCGGTTGTCATTGCCATCTCTTACCACTCTCTCTTAGCCGATACCAGGGGCAGCGGGGCGGCCTCCTGCTGCTACCTGCTCATTAGCCACATAGCCTAGCGTGATGCCTTGGCCTTCAGGCTTGACGAAAATCAGCAGGCCAGGGGCAGACGGTGCAGCGCCGGTCGAGGTTTTCCAGGTGATACCCGCCGGGTGCGAAACAACAGCGGTTGTGTATACAGCTTGCACCGGCGCATTAGTCAGCTCATACGTTCCAGAGCTAATAGTTTTGATTGGCGGCGTGGTAGCATCCACACCATCGCGGCCAGAGGCACCCTGATCACCTTTAGGGCCAGGTTCGCCCTTTGGGCCAGCCGGGCCAGGGATACCCTGATCACCTTTAGGGCCAGGCGTACCAGGCTGCCCGCCGCCGCCCGTATTAGGCTGCTTCGCAAGCTCTCTCTGAACAGCAGACTCAACAGCTGGGGTAAGGCTCTGCACGAGTTCATCCGCAAGCACAGCGCGGGCAACCGTGCGAGCTTCACGTTTCACCCCCTCAAGAGGCTTACCGTAAAGCTCCTTCTCCTCATTAACAAGAGCTACACTCTGCAAAGCTGCCAGGTTATCAGACATGATCTTTTCCTACTCTCCCTTAATAACAGCAATCGAAGCCGCGAGCACGGTTAGTTGTTCCTGCGGTGCGTTGAGGGCTTTGAGTGCTGCGTATTGGGTTTCTAGAATTTTGAGGTTTTCGAGGTATGCGTTTAGTTCGCCTTTGGCCCATGCGATTTGTAGGTTCCACAACCAGGCGGCGGGGATTGTGTCGTATGGGTTGGTTTCGTTTGCACCGCGTTCGCCGATGGTGTCGTTGGTTAGGTAGAGGTTTCCAACGTTGAGCTTTTCGGCTTTGCGTAGGATTTTGACGGCTTGGTCGAAGCTGGTTACATCGTGGATGCAGTGCCAGAATTTTTGTCGTGGCTGCCCTGCGTAGTAGTTTTCTTGGAGCCATGTTGAGGCTTCATATGCTGCTGCTTCGCGTTCAAAGGTCATGAGGTAATCGGCGGTTTCGAGCATCCCTTCAGCGGTGAGGGTGCCAGGGTTTGCGACTACTAGACCGGCGGGGAATAGTTTCTTCAGGCGGGCGCGCAACTCAGTGTAGTAGGCGATTTTGGGGGCTTGATCGTCTTTGCCGTGGGCTTCTTCATCTAGGAAGAAGTCTTCCACGCCGAACCAATCATGATAGTTGCGGGCTTGTGCGATAACGTTGTCTAGGGGTTCTTCGCCGTATTTGGTGCGAATGTAGCCCATTGCTTTTTGCCCGTATTCATCACGGTTGATTTTGAGCTGGTTTGCAAAGTTTGTGTACGAATCGGAGCCGGGGCCTTCGCCGGGGCCTGAAGCCGGGTTGATTATGACGAAGGGGATTACGTCTGCGGCTTCAGCGAGCGCTTGCCATTTGGAGCCTTCAGGTTGATTGCGTAGCCAATGATCGGCGTAGAAGTATGAGGGTACGAAGATGGCGCGTTGTAGGCGGCGGTAGTGTGCCTGTTTGGCGGCGATGTTGATTGCTTCGTTGATGTTGCCGCCGCTGGTTGTTTCAGAGGCCGGGGCGGCGGTTATGCTGACATGTTTCAGCGCGCCGTTTACGACTTCTGCGGTGATAATTGCGCCTTCGTTTTGTACCACTGTTTTTGCTTCTTCGCGGGCTATTTGGCGTATCTGATCGGTCATAGGCTCTCCTAGTCTGTTTCGATGCTGAGGGTTGCGGTGCCATCGCCGTTAGGGGTGATGCGGATGTGTTCTGCCTTCGCGGCGGGGGCTGGCACGTATGGGCTGTTTGAGGGGTGTGGTGCGTAGATGGTGGTAAGGTCGAGGGTCTGCCCGGCCTGCACCGTGATCATGCGGGATGGGAGCGGTACGGGGGTGCCTGCGCTATCTCGAAGATTCGGGTACACCTCATAGATTGCTTTGCCGTCTTTAGCTTCAGGTGAGATGGTCAGCGTAATACCGGGTTCGCTTGTGGTGATTCCTGATGCCTGCCAGTCTTCTACGATTTCGCCGTCTTGGAGGCGGGCGGCGATTTTTGCTCCCCAAAAGAAGCTACCGTTTGCGGCAAATTCTTCTACTGCACGGAATTTGATTTCACCATGTAGTGGTTCGTTTTTGCCGTTCACGGTTCGAGGGGTGACAAATTTTCCGATTACACGGGCTGTTTTAGTCATTGTGGGTTTCCTCGCTGGTTTCGCCTGAATTGGCTTGTGGTTCCTGGTTGTCGAGTGCGATAACGCCTAGCTGTAGTTTCGCGTCTAAGAGTGCGTCTCGAAGCTGTGCGTTTTCTTCAGCTAGGTAGATGCATTTAGCTTGGAGTTGCTGTAGGGTGAGTTCCATTGTGTGCCTTTCTTATCAGGCGCGGCGTAGGGGTAGAGCGATTACGTCGATCCAGCAATCTACGGCCTGCACCTGGCTTAAGTTGTTTACAACGAGTTTGCATCCTGATTCGGTTACGTCTGTTATGTTTGCTACGAGTGCGTATCCTGTGACAGGTTGAGCAATAATGTATGGGCGCTGTTCAAGACGTGTTGGAAAGGTTACATTCCATTCGCCCCAGCCGCCCTCACGCATAGCGAATGGGCCTACAGGGATGTGGAAGAAATTCTCTGTCTGCGTGAACAGGCCGTTTAGCCGCATATTGCCTCTAACACGGAGGGCTTCAGATATTGTTACACCGCCATTATTATCAACTGCTAATCCCTTGATTAGCCCGGTTCGGTCTCCTTCATTGCGCATACCAAAGCTGAACCACCCCTGCGGGTGCATGTGGATAACGCCGTTCGGGGTACTGCCTGTTACCTCGTGCGGGCGCATCTCGATAATTGACGAAACAGAATCAGTAGGGCCTTCAGGGTCAGTTGTCCAGATTTTCACGCCGGGGCGGCCTTCACGAGCTGTCCGAAGGGTTCCAATGAAGTAATTATCTTTCCCCATCGCGTCGATCTTGACCTGCTGCATCCCGTTAGCGTCGAAAGCCTGGATACCCTCTGCGTTGATTTTCACGCCGCGATCAGGTGCGGTAGAGGTTTGCAGCAGACCGGACGTGATGATCTGCGAGGCCAACTGCTCAACCTGAATCTTCTTCGAAATCAGTTCAGGCGTAACAATATTCTCAATCACGGTTGCACGCTGAAGAACAGCATCTTCAGTCACTACGAGCTTCTTAGTCTCAGCAGACATGGCGCTAACAATCTCAGCGGCCAGCCGCTCAGTCACGTTTAGCTGCCTAACATCGAGCGTTCCAGGCACAATAAGATCACGGCCATTGAATGGCGGGCTGGTTAGCTTCTTGATGCCCGCGATAGCGGCTTCAGCTATCTTATCGTCCGAAATGGCCTGACCACCCCCGCCGCCGCCGTTCTCAATAGCACGAATCCTAGACTCAGCATCCGCGAGCGCGGTTTCTGTGTTTTTGAGGGATTGTTTGGCGGCTTCAACGATTTTGGTTGCTTCGTTGATGCGTTCGTTGTATTTGGCTATTGTGTCGCCGTTCCAGGTGTATTTTTGTCCGTTGGTTGCGTAGTATGTTACGCCTTCGCCGGGTTGTGCGACTTTTAGGCCGTGTGGTACGGATGCGGGGGTTCGTAGTTGCTGCACGAGGTGGCGTAGTGTGTCGCCGGGGTTTGTTGGCCGCTGATCTACGTATCCTACCATTGTGCCGCCTGAAAGTCGATAGTGATTTTTCCGTCTAGGGAGCCGTTTAGTTTGATGATGCGCATTCGCCGTGTTCCGTCTGGGATGGAGAACCAACCTGCGGTTGTGACTGTTGCAATGTCTCCTACATGGAAGCTGCCTAGTGGTGTTTTGGGGTTATCCGCTAGAAATGATAGCGTTACCTGATCAGTCATTACCTGTCTGGATCGTAACGCACCCCATGCCTTCTGTGTCAGCTGTGTTAGGTCTGATTGGTCTGAGTCTGTGATGACTGCTTCGAGGAATGGTGCACGGTGCTTGAAGACGCTGGTTAGGTCTTCTGCTATTCCGATTGCTTTTCCTTCGCCTTCACCTGATCCGGTGCACCATACACGATGAATGATGTCTTTTCCGGTTGAGTTGATGGAAACGTCTTCGATTAGCCCCTGCGGTACGGTGGTATCAAAATCGGGTACCCATGTTTGGGGGATGAAGGGGTAGGCTTCGCCGCCGTGGCAGAAGTGCCATTCTATTTTTGTGTGCTGTTCGTTTGCCCATGCGGGGCGGATCATGATGTCTGGGCCGCCGATGACTTCAGAGAGTTCTTTCCAGCGTTTGCCGATCATGTTGTTTGAGACGTTCCATTTTTCATAGGTTCGTTCGCGCTGGCCTGTGTCTCCTGGAATTTCTTTATGGCGGATGGGGAAATATCCGCCGGGGCGATCCATTGCGTGCTTGCATAGCTCCCAGGCGATGTTTCCTAGCGTGGTGCCACGGTATTCGAGGTGTTCCCAGATGGTTCGGTTCTCGAATATTTCACGGATACCCTTTACTTTCAGTTCGAGAGTGTGCAGGGTTTCTTTCCCCCAATCCTGCACATACCCGGCGATGATGGGGTGTTCTGCCCCGTCTGCGGCGGTATGGGTGAGTAGCACGCCGCCCTGTGGTGGTGTGTACCATTCAAAGGATTTGGTCTTCAGGTCTTTCTTCTGCACGGTGAAGGATAGTTCTTCAACGCCATTGAGAGGGATAGTGAAAGAGCCGCCGCTTTCCGGTTCGATTGGTGCGCCAATGTCGCCGGTGCTGAGATTCAAGAAATAAAATTTGAAAGCCATAATTCGGCGGCTCCTTTCTTAGTTTTTATTCGGATGCAACACCCATATCAACGATGGTGAATTGGTCGCCTGCGTAGCGGCGTTCTGTGCCACCGCGAACACGCCAATACCTAAACCCCCAAATGTGGGAGACAACGTAATGGATTTTGTGCAGGCCCGGCTTGACCGTCCAGACGCGGGCAACATCCCTCGTGTCGAAAACGTTATTAAACTCGCGCTCTCGACAGAAGATCAGCTGATCATCTAAATACACGTCATACCGTACAACACCTTGATCGGCTGTTGTTGCGCTCTCCCAATGGCCGGGCTTACCGTTTGCCACCGTGGAAGAGATTCGGATGTCGATATTACGGTCAGTGGGTACAAAGAATGTTCCCGCGCCGCGCTTGAAGCTGCCCTGATCTCGTGTTGCGTCGTCTTCGTGATAATGGCGGTGCAGGATACCGAGCGAGCCGCCTACCGGGCGGGAATACACCGGGTTTCCCGATTCTGGAATAGCAGAGGTGGCAGACACGCCGGGACGCATATCACGTTTTGAAAGCATGACCGCGCCTTGAGGAACAGCGCTGCCAATCTTGACTACCGCTGAGTTATTGCCATCTGTTGCAGGCTGGTTCTGCTGAACATAGATGTAGTCTGTACGGCTCGCGCCCGGCGTTGTTGGCCGCGTGTTGATGGTCTGCTCCTGCACAGGTATGCGAACAGCGCGGCCTTTGGCCAGATGCGCAACTACTGCACCGGCGTTCACCTTCCATGCAAGCGTCGAGGTGCCTTCCACCGTGCAGCCGTTGATAATGCCCGCCTCTGGATATTCGGCGGCTGTAATGGCCTGAATATCTTCAGGCGTGGTACCCACACCCTCCTTAGTGTTTGCTATACCAAATCCTGTAGCCATCTTGAGGTCTCCTAAATGTATGTATCCGAAAAATTCACATCAACCCACCCACTCGACGGCGCGAGCGCTTCCACTGCCACCGTGAAGGGTGAGTTCGCGGGCGCGGTGTGCCATTGGCGGCGGGGGGGGTCTGCTGTTTTGTCTGGAACGCCGGTGAAGATTGGTCCT